GTAGAGGCATCTACATACTTTATATTTAAAGCATGAGGAACTTCTACATAGGTTCTACTACTAGAAAAGCCCCAAGAGTTTCTAGGGGTAAATACTTGGATAGGTGTTGTAGTTCTCTTATCTATAAGAACGCCATACTTACCACTATATAAATTTAAGCTTGCTTGAGCAGCGCTTGAAACTTGATCTAAAAACTTAGAGAGAGTTACTTTATAGTCTAATACAAAATTGGAAGTAAAGCGAACTGTAGAGAAGGGTTCTCCTGGAGGTGGGGTAGGTTCTTCATCACAAAAATCGGCCCACTCTAAAAGAGAACTTGTTTCTAATCTGTTTTTATCTAGTGCTCTTTTATTAACTGATCCCGTTAAAGCATCTACAAAAATCCATGCGGGATTGTTTGTAGGTTCTTTACTCCAAGAACTCCCGTCATAAACATCTAATACAGATGTTGCTACGGCAGACAAGTTTCGTATAGCGCCATTAAGTTGATCTGTTGCTTTTATCTTTATTTCTAGAAAGGTGTGTCTTTTTTCTGTAATAATTGGAGGCCTAAAAAGCCTGGTGGTAAGTGTAGTCCAGGTAACATCTTCCCGTATAGTATAGGAGTGCCCGCCATAAGATCGAACTCTTTGAACTCTTATTTTTATTTGGTTTGTTGTAGTTGGTTTAAATGTAACCGAACCAAAGACAGGATTAGCAGAATTTCCTGAAAGGAGAAAGACCCCTCCCGTTACGGGTTCTTCTTTTAGTACTCCACTACCCACCGGATTTTGATTTAAATGATCCCCATAATAGTGAACATACCCTTCAAACTCCTCATGATCTCCGTGATCATCCCAACGCTGTACAACATATTCAGTAAAGGCGTGGATAGTGTAGGGAAACCCACTATACATAGTATATTTATAAAAACTACCCATATCTGTTCTAGCAGAAATTTGCCCTACTCTTGTGTCACCATGCGTGACATATGAATTTAAATTTAAATATTTTGCAGAGTAAAAAGAGGTAGACCCTTTGATGTACCCATAAGAAACTCTACGGGCCCTAAACTTATTTCTATAGCCCGTATCACCTCTAGACCAAGCAATATAAGCATATGAAGTATTTCCTACTATCTTATATGCGTGTATCCAGTCACTATCTCCAACTACATCCCAATAAGAATAAAATATATTTGTAGTGTTTACCCAATAAGGGGTTATCGTTTGATTAGAAAGTTGTGCTCCTACTACACTGTGAAACTCAGTATCTGAAGGACTATTAAACGCCTTCCAGTCTTCTGTCCCTTCTTCAGCAAAAGCTACTGAAAACTCCACTTTTCTCTCTGCTCTATCCCCGTTTGTTGCATAGGTTGTTAGGCCTTGCGGGGCCACGAAGGTAATCGAAATCTCTTGTCCAAAGCCCTCTGTTTCATCGGCAGTTCTTGTTCCTTCATATTCTGAAGCTGGGGCACCATCCTCTTGATTTCCATTGAGAACAACAGAAACAGTATCTTGATTAACATCCCCTTTGTAATAAACTAAATCAGAATTAAGCTCATCATCCCAAACCCCTTCTGAAACTTCAGGTCTGTTTGGGTCATATAGCCTATAAGTAGCATCATAAAATTCAGAAATAGGTGTTTCTCCTATTCGAACTTCTTCTATTACATTAGTGCCAAGGCCAAAGTCATATACACAATAAAAATACTGTACTACTTCTCCCCCAAAGACACCTAGATCGGTGTATGGAGTAGCAGCTACGTTAGGAAAACATCTATGCCTTCCATATACTTTTTGAATTGTATTATATTTTTTGGCACTATTAGACTGGTTAGTTATGCTATAGGTTTGACTGTCCTGGGAGCTATATCCAATATTACCAATTGCCCCCATGTCGCCAATACCAGCAGGGGGTATCAGTGCATTCATAATTAGGTTACCAGCAAAAGCCGCACCCATGCCTACCGCTGCTAGTCCCCAACCACTTGTTATTAGCGGAGTAGCACCACCACCAGTAAAATAAGTTGCAGCTATGACAATTGCCATAACCCCTAACTGTCTTAATATCCCGCCATCGCCACCTTTAGGGACAAGCGCTATTAGGATAGTAGATTGTTTGTTGGGTATCTTATCCCAATCTTTTCTTTCAACTATTGTTCCATCAACTAATATTTCAAAATAATCTTTTAGGTTTTCATTAACATCATATTCAATCATTGCTCTTTCGAACATCTCTTCTAAGGTTTCACATTCTTTTCTTTGAAAGAATTTAACATTAGAGGAGTTTAGTGCATTTAATCTAATGTTTACCATAACGATAAACTCCTTCTACCCTCTTGGCCCATTTAGTATAGGTGTCTAAAATACTTCCAGTACCTTTTTGGGTATGGAGTATCTTAGTATCATTTATATGAATCCCTAGATGAGCAGCTTGGCCGTATATTCTAAGTACAAGAACGTCACCAAACTCAGGGGTATCTACTTTAGTAAATTGATTCTTTTCTATTTCTATTAACCTAGAAACTTCTTCTCTATTGTTTGGATTTACATAGTAACCATCGAGTTTCATATCTATCGAGAATACTTTTAAATAAAAAAACTTAACTAACTCCCAGCAGTCATATGCCATGTAGGGTAAACCTATTAGACTAAGAGAACAGTCCTGGAAAGTTTGTTGGTGTATACTTTTCACTCGTTAATTCCGTGTTTAAAAAATCATCCATAAAAAGGTTAGCAATAATTGTTGTCTTATTATACGTAATATTTTTTATCTTTAATTCTGAAAAGTCTATCTCTACTATATCTGGAGTAGACGCTAGAACCATCTCTATTTTAACATCTATTAAATCGGTAACAGATCTTATCTCTTCAATTAATTCTAAGGAAACATTATCAAACTCTAACGCTACTTGGCGCAAAGTTTCCCCATCATCTGTTGGAAGTGTTATCTTAACTGGAAACGCATCGAACACGTCGCCACGACTCGTTATATTTTCTACGTTATTTACTAACCTAACTGTGGTAAAAGAACTGTGCTCCAAAGTGATCAGTGTTAGAAAGGGGTCATTGGATTCTTGTAGGTATAATTGATTTAGTAGGTTATTAGATAGGCTTCTCACGGCATCTCTTCCCAAGAAAGACCTACTTTAAACCACAGTCCACCAATGGGGGTAATGCTTGGAGGTTCTACAAATCTAAACTCTGACTCTACCCCTGTCATTGGATGATTATAATTAAATGTTCTGACTCCATTGTTCAAAGTTGTTTTATAAAAAGTAGATAAGATTGAGTAATCATCTTTTTCTAAATCAATTGAACAACTAAACCTATCTATCTCTTTAGTAAATCGGCTTCTGATTTTTGCAGGCCCTACATCTACTGTACTTCTAATTGTTGTTTTACCAAACTGTTGAGTGAACCCAGCTTGATTTAATAAATCTTGTAACTCATTTGGAAATGATTCTGCCATTATCGCCCTCTTCTGTTTAGTCCGTAAACTTCATTAAAAGTTCGATCAAGTTTACCTTCTCCAATAGCTCTTGAGACTTTATCAACTATTAATACTTCTATTTGATTTTCTCCACCAGGAGTCTTTGATTCTTTTGTTTCTATTTCTGCTGAAGAGTTATTAACAATGTTAACAACTGTTCCACCGCCTCTAACTCCAAGTCTACCCTGACTGTCACGGCCCAAAGGCATTATAGCCTCAGGGCCTTCCTCCGCCATTAAGCCCATTCCATTCTTCATAGGGAAAAAGGTAGGAGAACCAACAACACCGCCATTGGCAAACTGTTGGACACCATTATTCCAAACACCGCCTCTTGCTTGTAGATAAGGAGAACTATATGACAGAGAGCCTGAGCCCCCTGCTGCTGCTCCAGATGAAGCAGCTGTTCCAGACATTCCAAAAGCACTTAACAGTGGTTTTAGTATGGCCAATCTAATAGTTATTTTAGTTAGTTCATCAACAACAACTTGAGCAAAGTCTTTAAAAGCGAACTTACCTGTTTTTACAAAATTTAGTAATTGATCTTCTAAGCTACCCATAACTTTATTAATACCTCTAGCAATATTATTTGCCAGAGATCCAACACTCTTAATAGCGTTTTCAATCCCCACGGTAAAGCCTAACTCTATTTGGCCCATGTTAGTCATTTCATCCTGAAGTCCTTGAACTTTAGTTAATTGTTCGTAGTACTCCATTAAAGTTATTTTACCGTTCTTAAATTTCTGATTTAAATCTGTTTGTTTAGTTTTAGCAATTGCATCTCTGTATTCTTCCATAGAGATAGCGCCTTTTATAACTTGAGCATTAAGAGCAGCAAAAGCTCCTGTAGCCGCATTAAGCAGGCTTTTCATCTTTGACAACTTCTTTCCTGCACCAATTATTCTATCTATTGCATTTTTTTTATTTTCTTTACTTGGCGCTTGAAGTTTTTTTATTTCTTTATTTATTTCTTGTATCTCTTTTTTTGCAGTACCACCGACACCTTTTAATTTCTTTTCTAGAGCGTCTAGCCCTGCTGCACTAGAGACACCCGCACCGAACTCGTTAACCATTTTCTTAACAGATGTCCCTGCGGTATTGGCCGTTTCTATTACAGCTTTGCCTACATCTTTGTATTTCTCTACTATAGTGTCTGCTGCTTCTATTATTACTTTTTTGGGCAACAGCTTTTCTATTTTATCAAGTATCTTTTTTAATCCAACTTTATCTGCAAAGTTATCAAAAACTTCTTTAGCTTCTTCAACTATTGTTTCCCAAAGCTTTTTAAAGTTTGAGGTGAGCGTTACGTGAAGTTCTGTAAAACCTTTTTTAACTAAGTTCCACCCAATTAAGACCTTAAACCATTTAGCAATAACTTCTCCCATGTGCTCAACGGTTGTTGTGTATTTTTCATATAGTATTTGAGAAGATAAAAGTATCTTTTGTATTTCAAGTAAGCTTATCCTCCAATTATATATTTTCTCAGAAAGAGTAACAATTGCTTGTGCTTGCCATCCTAGAGGATTTCTTGGGTCCATCATAAAATCATAAAACTTAACAACTGCCTCACCAGCAAACTTAAATACTTCTAAAACCTTTTTTGTATGGTGAACTATAACGGGAATATTTTCTGAAACAGAAACTGCCCATGCCCCAAAAATATTAGAAAGGCCTAACTCTTGGTTTATTTCGTGCACTACTCGTTTAACAACATCTAAAAGAATATTAGCACCTTGTTCGAAGGTAGTTCCAAGACCGGATGCCATCTTCTCTAGATTGCCCATACCTTTACCAAGTGCTCTAAAGACAACATCACTAGTAATCTTTCCAGACTCAGCAAATTTAATTAATTGTCCTCTAGCTATCCCTAATTCTTTAGCAAGCATTCCTGCGAATATGGTGTTTTGTTCCATGACGCTGCGCAACTCTTGTCCACGAAGTTGACCCGATGATAAACCTTGTGAAAGCTGTATAGTAGCGGCTGTAGCCTCTGCAATAGTTGAACCCGATATTCTAAACGTTTGTTGTAGTGCTAGAGAAGTTGCTAGTATCTCGTCCTGACTTAATCCAAGTTCTTGAGTAGCAAGTGCTATTCTGTTATAGGATGTTGCAAGAGATTCAATACTAGTTCTGGTGTGTCTAGCTACAGCAGTTAGGTCGTTAAAAACACCCTTGGCGGTTTCTGCATCACCAGTAAAAACAGTTATTCTATCGCTTAGTAACTGGAAAGAGTCTGCCATTCGAGTAACTACTCCAATGGAACGTATAGCAATAAATGCTGCGAACAAACCTTTCAGTTTAAAAAGAGTACTACCAAAGCCTTTTACTGTTTTATTTAGTTTGGTAAATTGGGTATTAAGCATCTTTAGCGCTTTATCCCCTCCTACCTTAACCATTACAATGATTTTTCTAATTTTTGTCTCTGCCATTTTGTTCCTCACTGAACTCAATGTACACACTGTCTAACAATCGAACTATAGAGATGAAGTCCTCAGTGTCTTCTATATCGTATAGTTTAACATACTCTATGATAGCGGTAAAAGGAATAGGTGACAAACTCATTGTACTCCTACAAGTACTGAGATCAGAAAAGCATTCTAGGTACCAACTAAAAGGGCCTAGAAAAGGTTCTTTATCTTCTTCCTTTAAACTGCCTTTAGATAAAAGCATATCATAACTGTCTAACTTACTGCGCCATTTGAGTGACCATTTCAGCCACCGCGCTAGGAGTTTCCCAAGTCTTCAGTATAGCTATTAACATCTTGAGCATATTCAATAAGCATATCAGCAAGATCTGGCAAGTGAACTAAAAGCTTTATAGCTTCTTCTTTTGAGAAAGGAACCACCTGTCCTTCTACCTCAACACCTTCCCAATCTTTTAAACAAGCATCTACAAATACTTTAATGTAGATCTTTCTTTCAGCATCTTCTGGATAAAGACCCTTCTCTATTAATCGAGCATAAGGTTTATAATGTTTTGCTAGTGCTTTTTTAATTAATGGTGAATTCATTCCACCAAAACGTTTCGTCAAAAAGCGAACACCTTCTGAAGCTTCAAACCAAACTCCCTCTAGCTCATCTACAGTATTAGCTTTGAATTTGTCTAAATTAGTTTTCATTGTTTTCTCCTGGTAACAAACGGTAGCACAAAAAAAGGGGAAAAACATAACGGTAGCACAAAAAAAGGGGTTGACATCCTCCTCTCATATAAAAAAGGGGATAAATCAATATCCCCTTAAACAACCTTTACAAAGAAACCCTTCTGTAGGGAATTAAGATTTAAATATAGTTAGAGCAGATTCTCCACTAGCTCCAACTTTTGCAACACCAGACATAGTAATCATAACATCTGAGTTTTGCCCAGCACTTGCAGGGTCGTCAAAAGATACCTGGACTGCTGGTAAAAAGAAACCGTAATATCCATCATCGTTCTTAACCTGGAAACCAAGAGAGAAAGATTCCTGACTTATTTTCTTGGCCATTGTTGCCCATGAATCATCTGAAAGATAAGCAGTGATTGTTACACCAATCTGTGCTGTTCCTTCAGAATAATCTTTGGGGGCTATTCTTCCAACACAATTTTGCGCTGTTAAATTATTTGAAAAAGTTAAATCAACACCTTGAATACAGAAAACTGCATTTTCAAATGTTCCAGATGCGCTTGAAGCAATGAAAGGCATATCAACAGATCCGTTCATTGAATTGCTTGTAGCTGCTGCATCTATTGTTCTAGTATCAGTCATGAAATCACCAGCAGACTCAACTGCTTCATAACCATTACCAGAAAATGTAAAACTACCAGTTATGATACTTCCATAAGCAGCGTTAATAGCTCCTTCAGAAACAATCATTCCATTGTAGTTAATACCTTTTGTAGTTAAATCTAAAAAAGCTTTTTCCATAGCGAAAGAAGTTTTTGCTATTCCAATATCAATATTATCAGAAACCTCAAAAGATGTTCCACTTCCAACTTCATCAACTATTGTTGTAGGCCCTATAAAAGAAACAACCGTTGCACTATCAATTGAAGCAATCATAACTTGAGTGTTATTAACTGAGTTTGCCATACCAGCAAGAGTTATTAAATCTCCTACTTCAGAATCAGTATTCCAATCACCAGCACCCCTAGTAAGTGTTTTTGCTCCTGCTGCTATTGTAATGTCTACAGTAACTGTTGAAGGAGTATTCCAAGTACTATACATCATTGATTTAAAAAAACTATCAATAGCTGTTTCTTTAGCTAACTCTATATTTAAAGCACCACCTACAGTTAAACCTGTAACGACTTGCCCACTGCTCATTCGATCTGTTCTGATCTGTGCAGACTCAGCTGTTTCAGGAGAACCCGAAAGCGAATCACTTGTAAATCTTGCTGTTGAAAAATTTCCCGCTGGTGGAACAATTCCATAATCGACCTCTTCAATGAATGCTACTCTGACTAAATTTGAACTCGACATTATTTATCTCCTTATAAGTTTAAATCTCGATAATATGAAACTATAAATGAACCTGACGTAAAGCCTGATTCAAATTCTAGCGTACTACCAGACTGTGTAGTTACTGGTGTTACGCTTTCTATCACTATATCATTAATACGCATTCCTCTCAAACCACTTCTTAAAGTTTCAGAACGACTAACAATATTATTAGCTGCTGTACTTTTAACCGCTGGTTCTACAATATGGAAAAAAAGGCTTCCCGTTTCTCGGTAAAGGCCTTGCGTATTTCCTGCTCCAACGTTTATTGGTTGTTCATCACTACCTATAAACTGTAAACCTAACCAAGCATCTCGTCCAGTAATTCCGTTATGCGCAAGAAAGTCTCTTATGTTTTCAAACTCTGCTGTTAAATCAATAAGAGTTTCACCTGGAAACGTTGTTGCCATAAAGCTCTTTATTTCTGTCCTAACATATGAACTACTCATTGCGTTATCCCTGTAGCAAAAGGTTTAATTCTAATTGAAGGATATACATAAGGCCGTCCATCGGTAGCTCTATGTGTTCTCATCCCTCTTGGAGGTTTTGGTAAACTAATACCGGCCTGACCGTTAGCAAAGTTAACGTAATCTATAAACCCAATCTGTCCCGCTAAAGATTTAGCAGATCTAGCTGCCATTGCATAAGCGCCATTAGGCTTAAGTGCTCCAGGCCCTCTACCTTTTCTACGCTTTCTAGAAGCATCTGCTGTATTCGAACCAAATACCTTAGCATGCCTTTCTAATTTTCTAGCATAGGGCATAGAATTGATAAACCAAATTTCTTTGTTAGCTTCTATCTCTGTTGTCTTTAAATAAACCGCTAACTGGCCATAAGTTTTAGCTACTAGTTTTCCACCAACATAAACTAAGTTATGTCTCATGTATAAACCAGTATCAATTGGGGAGTGTTTAATAATATTTATATATATCTTTTTTAATACCTCAGTTGGTATCGCTCTTGATGTCCACTCAACTTTACCAAAAGGTTTAATCTGACTTAATGGTTTATACCACCTGTTGTCTGTCCTAATAACAGCCTTCTTATCTAGGCCGTCACGTTCTGCTCTATCGTGCTCTTCTATTGCTATTGATATTAAAGATCTTTGTGCAAAATGCAACATCTCTTTAACATCTTTAGCTGAATTATATGGTGTATCCCAAACAACACCAACACGACTTTCTGGCATTATCCCGTCCTTACTCTATATCCAATTATTTTTCCCATAGTTATCATTGGCTTTACATAAGTTATTGTTTCTTCTCCCATACCAGCATCTGTTATTCTAACACCTCTTTTTAAAGTAGGTGCTGAAACCGATTCTAGTTCTCTTACAGAAAAAACAAACTCCTTTCCCTCAACAACCATTTCTTCTGGGCCATTCATATTTCTAAAGTAGTTAGAAGAAGCAGCTGTTACTTGAGCAGAAACAGCTGTATCTAAATCTTCCAAGGTAACTGTTCTTCCTTGAAGATGTATTAAAGTATTAAATGCGTTTTCCAAACTAGCTAACATAGTGCTCCTTTATAGAACCTATAACTGCTCTTTCACTTCTATGAAAATCTAAAACATTTACGTAATTACCAAGTATCATTCCAAAGGCAACTTTTCTTTCATTGGCCTGAAGAGAGTAATCAAAGTCTAAAGACATTGTTCCTGGAATAGATATTCTTTGAACATCGTTTCCAAAATTAAGTCCTACTCCGTTTACTTTTTTATTATAACTTTCTTCTACTAAACTTTTTACCACTGATTGAATCTCATAAGGAACTATTGCATAACCAGCTGAATAGGTAACAACTATTGTGTTGTCCGCTGTATAGTCTGTAAACCAATGTCTCTTATATCCACTATCAATTCTATACATCATTCCCGATGGGTCATGTATTCTGTATACTGAAGCATCTAAAACAGTTCCACTATCACTAACAGAAACAATAGCAGTAAGAGGGAAGTGATAAAGTAATAGTCCATAGCTTCTATACTCCGTTAAATAATCATCGCCATAAAACGTTTGCACATAAGAAGTTTCATTAAATTTTCTCCCGCAGTAATTCTCTATAGCAGAACTTACTATATTTAATTGCTCCGTAAGAAAATCATCATAGGTAGTATCTATAAGAGGGATACCAAGGTAGGTTTTCATTTCATCGAGAGTCACTAACATCTTATACCTCTACTTCTTTTACAATTTCCCAGTTTACTTTATCTTCATAAATTTCTTCAGGATGAATCATCTTCCCATACTCAAACTTTATACTAGGGATTATCTCTTTTACAATAGCTGTTGCTGCTTCAGTGCAATACCAACTATCAGTACTTTTTAAACTAAGTTCAAAATCATATCTAATATTTTCTTTAGAATATTTAATCGCTAGGTTAGCAATCGCATGCCTTTGTTCTTCTGTTACATTTCTAAGTCTTAAAATAGCATACTTAGAACTTCTCTCTAAAACATAATGAACTGCTCTAGCTAAAAACCCATCTCGTCTAGCAGAACACATTGTATCTGGGCCTACTATGATCTCCATATGTTTATATTTACCTTTAATTCCCCAATTGCTTAAACACCAGGGAGTAAACGTAAGTAAAGCATAAGCTGCATAATCTTCGTTTCTAAACTCATGTAGTTCTTGAGCAGATACTTTTCGCTTCCAAGGAATATATAAATAAACTAAAACTTTTTTTATAAACCAAGCCGATAGCTTTCTCATATATCAAACTCACTTACTAAATATTGTCTAATAGTAACTAGGCCGCCCATAGATGCTGGCGCTTTGTCTAACCACTCTGTATAAGTTACTCGGGCTTCCTCTTCTAGCTTAACCGCTACTGTTTTTTTACCAAAGTTAGGATCAGCAGGATCAGTTATAGATGAACTATTATTTATAAATCTATCAAACTCTTCTTCATACTCATCTAAAAATTCTCTACCTCTTAACAAGACAGCATCTTGAGAATATCCAAGTGGCATTAGCGCCTCTACCATCATAGACAACACTGGCATCTGTATGCTTCTAACAAGAAGACTTCTTCTTCTAATACCTTCTATGATCTGGTCTACGTGGTTGATGTTATAATATTTTTTAGTTGTTTTAGTTACTTCATTCTCGGTACCATCTTTATTAATCCAAGTTCTAACTGTATCTCTATACCCAGCAAAACCTGTTGCCTCTCTGGTATAGTTAATATCTACTTTAAGTATTAGATTAGTTAACTCCACATCAGCGTACCAGTCCACTCTTGTAACTTCACCTTTAGCTACTGTACGCTTAGGAAATAGAGAAGTTGTTAACTCCATCTTATAATCAATTGCTGCAAAATGTTTACCATTTAAAGAAGGACAAACATAATCATAGATCTTTGGTTCTTTTTGTTCTAAATCAGTATCAACAAAAGCAGCTACTGTACTATCTACCAGGTCTGTAAAGTAAAGCGTTAACTCTTCTGAAGTAAACACGGTTACATGTTCATTAATCTTCATGATAGATACCGCACTTGGTATAACCGCAAGTACTTCTGTTTGAAGTTTGTTTATATCTTGATGCGTACATGGTGTAGTATATTTAAAATATCTCACGCTACCCTCCAAACAAAAAGACTTATATAATGCAATCGAGCAGTACCGCCTGTTGCTTCTTTAGAGAAATATAGATCAAAGTTCTTTGTACCTGTAGTTTGAGTACCTAAGTCAAATTGCCAAGACCTAATATTTCTTGCATCACTATTAGTATCTTTCATTTCTTCTACAAACTCTGGACCTACTACTGTACTGTTTAATCTCCAATCAAATTCCATATCATTACCAGTACTATGCCCTTTCATACTTAAAGTACATGTTGCTACATAGTCACCATTTGCAGGAAAACTTACGTCAAATTCCTTTACAGAAGTTTTTGAATTTGTATCTGGTAAAGTAATTGTACTTGTATCAGTACCCACAAAGATTAAATCAACTGGTCCTGCTGGCCCGGTAGGCCCTGCAACACCCGCTGGCCCTATAGCCCCGTCTAAACCTTGTATACCTTGTGGGCCTTCAGGCCCTATTAAACTTGTAGGACTTCCCCAGTTAGTTCCTGTCTTAGGCCCATAGATATGATGATTAGATATATCAATATAAAAATCACCTTCCGAACCTACACCAGAACTTGGAACCCCTGCTCCGTTTAATAAATCTCTTGTAAAATATTGTAAAACTCTGTCCTCATCCATTAGAGTAGCAAAGTCGTTATTATCTGAATTTAAAAAGAATGCTTTGTATCCCGCAGGAGGAGTTTGTATAGAAGCTGCTGGCACAGGATATTTATTAATTTGACTCATAAGCAGTGCATCTCCCCAGTTTGAGCTATAGTCAAAACAACGTTAGCTTCTAAAACCGGATTACGAAACATTATCGTTTCCTCTATTTGAATTTGTAAGTCATTAGTTAACCTACGAATGACTCCCCCGATTTCGAGAGAGTCAATTTTTTCTTTTAATGTAACTGAAGACGGAGAATCTTCATAAGGAACATTCTCCGCTTTCAATAAGTATTCTCTTTTATAAACAAGGTCTACATTATTTAATTCACTAATGTAGACCTTTACTTTATCAACCATTATTATCCTTGAACTCCTAAGAACTCTTTTTCAATATCTATAGTTGTTGCATTTTTAGCAGTTCCACCAATCCATCTATAATCTCCTGTACCGAATGAACCAAAGTTAGCAGTCCAACCTGTTCCAGTCCAGTAGTAGCGAGTACCAGCAGTTAGTCCGCTGAAACCATCAAGAGTAGCATTAGAAGTTAAAACCTTTACTGACTGTCCATTAGAAACAGTAGTTGCAGCAATACCTATAACCCACTCACCAGAAGCAATTGTTCCATAAGTAGATACGCTATCATTTGCAGAAACATAAACTGCATCGCCTTTTGCGATTGCTCCGCTGGCAGTATACATAATACCTTGTTGAACGATACTTCCATAAAGCTCAGTAAGAGCAGCTTCAACGTTAGTAGCAACAAAGTTATCAGCACTGTCTTCAATGCCAATAATACTTGCACCTTCACCATTAGTAGAAGAGTTTAGATCTTCAGCTTTAACAGGAAGAGCATTATTAAAAGTTGTTGAGAAAATTACATCCACAGTTTGATCGTCACCACCTACTGTTCCACCTACTGTAATAGTAGCATTAGGAGAAGTAAGAGTGTTATCTTCTAAAGCATCAACAGCTGCCCTGTTTTCTACCAAAGCACCTTTAACGGTTGTTGCTGTAATTGAAGCATGACTAACACCAATATTAGAAGCGCCATACCCATCAACAGTAGATGCCATGTCACTAGCTTTAACTGGCTTAGCATCATTAAATGCTGTAGACCAATCAAGAGCTATGTTATCAGAACCATCATCTTTTACACCTTCGCCTGCAAAATCATTTGGTTCAATACCAACTTCATTTCCAGTTAGCTTTAAACCGCCACCTGAAAGTAAATCTAGTCTGATATCCATACCACTTTTTTCACAACCTAAAGATGCTGTAGTCGCTTCATAAGATTGTTTTGCCCATGCACTTCCTGTATACATATAGATGCCATCTGTCTCATCATCAATGGCAACTTTCATACCTGTAGTTGGAGAAGTATAAGACCATGCAGCACCATCACTCTCTGCTATTTGATCTTCATGTCCTGCCCAGTCACCTGTAGCAGTAGCAATAACTAAATATCTTTCGCCTGCCGCATGTACTGGTGGTGTTGTTCTTCTATCAATACAAGAATCTTGCCATTCTGTCCCAGCAACTAAATCATCTGCATACTTTTTAGTAATTAGTTCATTAGGGCCAGTAAAACTAAAAGCTGTGTTGTACTCAATTTTACCAGAAAAATCTCTAGTTCCATCTGCTAAAGTATACTGTGTGTGATCATCATCGCCTTTACCTGAAAGGGCACCGTGATCAATTGCTCCAACATTTACAAGAGAACTATCTAGCAGTCCTGCTGCATCCAATTTTATTACTTTCCCAGCATCGGCCACGCCTGCTGAACTAGCAATATAATCACTTTCCTCATATGCACTTGATTCAGTTTCCCAACCAGATGCATTAATGTACTTAAATTTTTGACTCATTTTTTACTTCTCCTGTCCATGGGTTAAATGAAAAATCTTCCATATTGATTCTCTTTTTTATTTTATTAAAAGAGATCATATATGTTTCTTCTTCTAGTATATATTCTCTTTGTCTTTTTTGCTTTAATAATTCATTCAAAGTTCTATCTTTTTCTAGTAAAGCAATTTGTTGAGCTAAAAGCCTGTCTTCCAGTTGTAAAACTTTTTGCTCTAATATCCTTTCTTTCTTCTTAGCATTATTTAGTTCAATAAGTTTCATTTCAGCAGATTTTAACACTATTGTTTCTTCTTTCTCTACCGTCTTGCTTGCCTTCTTAACTACTTTCTTTTTTGTCATATTATCCTCTTAATGTTCTTTCACCTTTAGCAACTAATAATGATACTGCGTCATAAGGTTGTCCAACTCTAATTTTTACTTGGCCTGTTACGCTAGGAGGAGTTACCGTCATGTATCCTGCATTAGATGCGCTAAGAAAATATTCTTCAGTCTCATCTAGTCCAGAATATACTGTCCCTTCTGTTACTCCTGTTACTCTAATGTTGCATACGGTAGAAGAAACTTTACTCTCTACAACACCAATCAAGTTGGCATTAGTCCAGGAGTTAGCAATAGCGTTTACTGCGGTTCCACTACTCATTCTAACCACTGCCCCAACAAAAACTGAAGTCTCACAAGGAACATTAGGTATGACAACGTTAGCTCCTCCAATGTCAGAACTAACCAACATTGTTTTACCATATTCATCTTGTGCTAATAGTTTATATGCCATTACGCAATTCCTATTGGTTCTTCAACTTTTATCATAATTGCACCAGTACCCAAAGAGTACCCAACATTAGTTCTGTATTCTCCTGTAGTACTCGTAGGGGTTAGTCCCCACGTTCCATCACTTTGTAAAAACAAAGGTTCATTTATTGGGAAAGTAAAAGCGGGATCTTCAATTATCCCTAATAAAAGTATCCTAAAATCATTCCCCGTACTAGCATCATCAATTGCTACCCCTATTACTTTAGCATCTGTATAGCTAGAAACATTTGCCTTTGTCGCTGTAGTCATAGAGTCCAGTCTGATTAAATCATAAGCTGAAATATCGGTGGATGCTATTTTTGTTAATGCAAACTTAGAAGGAGAAGGAACTCTAACTTGAACGTGTCCGGTATCAGTATATTCTTCACTGAGTGGATCTACATCTGAAAGGAGAACCCAATCTCCCATAGTCGTTTGTACCCAAACCTCTACACCGTCTCCAATAAAGTTAAAATCTTTTACACACGCGGTTACTTCTACGCCTTCATCCATTACTGGAATACAAGTAGATGTTCCACCTGTAGAAGTTACTGTGGCAGTTTTAGTTAAATCGTCCCAAGTAACATCAAGTCCAGTATCAAAATCTATCTTCTCTGCTAAACCTACTGTAGTTCCATCATCAAGAACTTCTAGTTCAAATTGATCAACAGTTACTGTAGATTTTTTATTAATATCATCCCAAGCAACAGAGATATTATCCCCTTCAAAATTAAGTTGCTCAGATGCTCCAACTAAAACATCATCTTTTAATACTTCGAGTGGGTCAGCAGTTCCACCACCGCCTCCTCCTCCACCAGAACTATAAAAGTTTTGTATTATCTTTTCAGCTGAAGGAAGATCTATTTTATTTGTCTCTATTGCAGTTCCATCACTGAAATAAAAAACTAAACAAAAAGTTTCCCCTACTGTTTCTATTTCTACTGAAACAATTTCAGCAGCATCTAGCCCACTGAAACCTTGAGAACCTGGCAGGCCCTGTAGTCCTGCTTTTCCATCAAGACCTGGCAAACCTTGCCTACCCTTGATAGTTTCTTTTTCTTTAGAAGTTAAGTCCGAGAACTTCAGTTTAAGATTATCTCTTTCATCTGAAATAACTTCTTTTATGTTTTCTTCATTCTCACTAAACTTAAACCCTTTTCCTCTTTGACCTCTTGGCCCACGTTCTCCTGGAAGTCCCTGAAGGTCTTCTTTGTTTTCTAGGGTTAAGTCTTGGAATTTTAATTTAAGTGAATCTGTTTCTTCTTCTGTTAAATCTGAAAAGTTTAGCTTTAGGTCTGTCTTTTGATCAGTAAATAGTTGAGCTAAAATATCAACTATCTTTTCTTGTTCTTCACTGAAAGAAAAACTCTGTCCTGGTTTACCTCTTTGACCTCTAGGTCCGCGTTCACCAGCATCTCCCTGTACACTTAAAGAGTCTTTGTTTTCAAGGATAAGGGACGCTATATCACCACTGTGCTCTGGAAAAGAAAAGTCCTTGGCCTTCTGGCCCTTAGGCCCCCGTTGTCCTTTTAAAGATACCTTCTCTTCCTGAGAAAGATCTATAAACTTTAACTTTAGAGAATCTAACTCTTCCTTGGTTAGATCTTCTAACTTTAATTTTAAACTATCTTTTGACGATTCAAAAACATTATTTAAAATTTCTTGGATTTTTTCTTTATTATCTTCAAAACTAAAGTCATTTCCTGGTCTACCCTTTAGACCACGCTTACCTCTTTCAGCAGAAGGCTTTTCTATATCAGAAAATTTATTTTCAATAAGGGCATCTATCAATGCCAATAATGTTGCTTTATCCATAAACCTACTGCGCTTTTAGCGAGTTAGTCTTTAGTTCGCTCTTTTAAATAGTTTACTACTACGTTATCTACACTTTCAGTATTCTCAGTCTTTTCAGAACCCGTTGATACTTGCTTGTCTACTAACTCGTCTAGCCTATCAACAGGACTAAAGTTATTAGTAGCAATATAGTATCTATCTCCATCTTTATATGGCGCAAGTCCTTCTTTCTCTCTCATTTCATTTGGTGTCATAGCTGCATTTTGCATCATACGAGAAAAGTATTGTGATCGAGTATCCATGTCTCCACGAAAAACTGCGTATAAATCCATTTCAGTATGTCTTCCACTATGAGAGTTTCCTAATAACTTAATATCAGCTTCACTCTCTAGGTTCTTGGCCCATGCATCTAAAGTATCCGTTGCTACTTCTAAATTAGATTGCTCTATATTTTTAAACTTTGCTGTATCAGCATCATAAAGCTTAGTTGGTGGTACTCTTAAATATCTAGCGATTTCTAAAACAGAAAACTTTCTACTGTCTAGAAACTGAAGGATACTTGGAGAATAAGAAATAGGTTTAAAAGCTGCTCCCTCTTCAAGAACTGCTGTTCCTCCTACCTTCCTTCCAGAATGATTCTCCCCCCAAGAGTCCTGTAATCTTTTAGCTGCATCTGTACTTAGCCTACCAGGAACTTCTAAAACTCCTGAAGGTAAACCACCGTTGCTATAAATACCACTAGCTAGTTTATCAGAACTAATAGCAATACCAAGAACTTCACTTCCATATTCTATTAAACCTTGGCCGGTAATTCCGTCCTTAGTATAGAAGTTCTTTGCGTGAAAGATATCTTTAGGGAATAAAAAAACATCGCCTGTACCCTGTAAAGATCCATTAACAATTCTGTAAACCAATCTGCCATCTTCTAGCCTCATTGGTTCAACAGCAGAATTAGGAATAGGATAAAGCTCAGTAACTCTTCCCGCAGTATCTCTAACTATCTCTGCATATCCGTTGCCCTTTATTATTGCCTCTTGTAACAAGAAACACTTCAACTGGAATGCAGACATTTCGTTATTAGGTCTTAAGTTTAATATCTTACTTATTTGGTCTTTTATTATTTTATTATTTTCGTCTTTAACTAACCACGGGAGCTTTGCTATTTGCGTGGAGACATATATTACTCCAGAATAGAAGGCAGATGCCTTCATAGCAGTGTCCGCAGTTACTACTGCTTTATTACTATATGAAAGAAGCCTAGTTGTTGTAGGCGAATCCGGTTTATAACTCTTGTTCTTGAACGGCCACATCTTTAGCCTCTACTTTCTTTGAAGGTTTTTTCTTAATTACTTTTTTTGGTTTAACTACTTCAACTATCTTTTCTTCAACTGCTTTAACAGTTTCTTTTATAACTTTTTTTATTTTCTCAATTGGAAAACGTGGATCGGCCAATACTTCTGCTTCTCCCGAAACAGGTGTACACCCTCTCTTTAACCACCGTCCAACAAACCCATCTGGGGTGTCTACTAGTTCATAGGCCTTTCCACCTAAGAACGTTATTTTATTATACGATTTATTTTCAGGAAAATAGATTGCTACTTTTTTCATCGTTACCTCAAAAAATAAGGCCCTCTACGTATTTATAGAGGGCCTAATATTAGCAAATTATTAAAGTGCTATTTCATAAGAAGGTTTGTGCTCCATATCGTGTGAAAGATATAAAACATCAATAACCTTAGCAGCAGTCCCAGCAGCTACATCAGCAGAAATGTGAGTGTATCCACCATTTCTGTCTAACTCTTCAGCTAGGATTTCAAAAACGATAACACCTTTAACAGCATTAACTTCAGTTCCTGCAAAAGTAGTAACTTTTGTAAAAACAGTCTCAGCATCTTTTTTAAGAAAGATAGGGCTTACGTGAGTAAACGCTTTACTATCTCCAGCAGCAGCAGCAGTGTGCTCCTGAAAAGAAACAACAACGTCTTCAGATCCGGCATCACAAGATACTACGATCGCAACTCTCTGCATTGGAGCAAGAGATATTCTTTCACCAGCAAAAGCAGAAGCATTGATGTCCTTTGGTACACCAGCTTGCTTGATTCCTGTACATTCAGCAAATAAACATTCCATTATATTCTCCTTATAATGTATGGGGCAGCGTTAGCTACCCCAATAAACTTAATCTAATTATCTAGCTTCTAAAGTAATAATACCACTCATTTCATAAGCACCATACTGTGTAGTAACTGGTGTCTTGAAAGGGACAGAACCATTCATTCTTAAAGTAAACTTAAAAGCAGTAATGTCTCTATCAAAATATAAGTGAGTAGACATTGTGTTCTTAATCCCACTTACCTTTAAAATAGAATAAAAATAAGAAAGATCAGCAAAAACAATATCACCTTCGTCACCTAGTGCTGGCATACTTCCCAACATTGGGATTACAGGTCTACCAAGTAACACTCCGTAAGGAGTTTGATTCATTTGAGAACCTGGAGCTAGATAGATATAGTTTCCGTTTGCGTCTTTTAAAAGTCTTAACTCTTCTTCAATACCAGCATTAATATACCAAGCGCTTTTTACTCTTGATTTTGGAAGCATTCTTGAATACATTTTAATCACGTTAGCAGCTAAAATTGTATCAGCAGATTGAGCATTTTCTTTAGCAACAACTACTCTAAAACCTGAGCTTAAAATACCTGTTGGCTTCATAACACCGTCACCAGCAATAATTGCCTCATTAACTTTTTGAAGAATAGCTTCTGGAGCATTTGTCTTAATATGACTTTCCATAGCAGCTGCATCTTCAAGTAGCTCTTCAGATGCTTTAACAAGAGCACCGACTTTTGCTAGTCTTTCAGACCACTGAGCAAACTTTGGTTTAGATTCTGTATACTGCTCACCTTCACCAATCCAGTAACCAACAACTCCACCATTCCATGGGTTGTTCTCATCAATTGGAAGAGTTAAAGAGTTACCATTTAATCTATATTGTTTTGTTTTAGCTAGAAGAGACTCATCCCCTTCCATCTTTTTTTGAATTTCACTCATAAATTCTTCAGGAACTAAAAATCCACCGTCTTCTCCATACTTCTCATATGCAGTGTTAGTAAATCTCTCGTCAATATTTCCATGAGCAGCTTTTTTAACTGACATGAAAAATTCACCAGCGCTTTTAAATCCGTTTGCCTTTGGAGCTTTAACTTCAATTCTAGCAACTGTTTTAGAAACTTTTGGTTCTGACTTTAAAATGTCTGCTTTCATTGCAGCAACTTTCTCACCAGTTTCAATTTTTGCTTTAAGTCCTAAATACTCATCATTAAGAGCATTAACATTAGTAATGTTCTCATCACTATAGTTTTCTACTTCTCCTAACTCACTAATCAGATTAACAATCTCTGCTAATCGCTTTCTCATTTCTTCAAGATTCATCGTTATCTCCTTAAATCATCTTGTTTATATTAAAAACAGAGGCCGCTGCGCTTTAGCGAGCTAAGAAATCCTCAACATCTTTTTTTAAATTTTTAAGTTGTGCTTTTACCGCTTCATCCTTGGTAGTAATAGCGGGTTTGTGTGCTAACCATTTTGCATTCTCCATCAATGAAGCTGCTAGTTGGAGTCCTTCAGACTTACCAACAATTTTATCTACTAGTCCAAAAGCTAATGCCTCTTCTGAAGTTAACCAAGTTCCGTCACCTGAAAGTATTTTAGTTACATCAAGGTAAGTGGCTTTAGTTCTCTTCATGTAAAGGCCTATCATTTGGTCTTCAATCTTATCTAAAATCTCAATTAGCTTTTCTAATTCATTTGTGTTTCCAAAAGCACCCGCCATTGGTTTATGTACCATCATCATTGCGCCTTCTCCAATAACTATCTCGTCACCAGCTAGTGCGATGATAGAAGCTATTGATGCTGCAATGCCGTCTATGTGCGTAATTACTTTTGCTTTATGTTGTTTCAGTCTCTCATAAATAGTTATGCCGTCAAAAACATCTCCACCTGGAGAATTAATTCTTAAATTAATTGCTTTGATTGATTTAGGTAAAGCAGAAAGCTCTTTAGAAAAGCTCTTGGCCGTTATGGCATCTTCATCCCAAAAATCTGCTCCAATAGTTCCGTATATAATAATTTCAGCTTCTGTCTCTGTGGCATTTTTAATAGACCACTTAGGCTTACTGTTTTTAAAACTTATTAAATCACCCATGATTAGATTCTCCTCTACGTATAGTATTGCATATATGGGGGGCGTGTCAAAGATAAATTTTTTTAGAGGATAAGTACACCGCGATCTTCGTAGACGGATTCTTTTTGTTCTTCGTTAATCCAACCCGCTAGAGCGAGTACTGTTGCTACTGCTAAATCGATTTTAAATTTAGCATGAGACTTTCTAAAATAGATGTTACTGTTGTGGTCTTCTTTTGCCATTACGTTTGAGAAACACCACTTCATAACAGGACTACCATTATGTCTAACACGGCCTTCCCTAATTAAAGCATCAAGAGCTTTTAGAACTTCAGACACATTCCCCACATTCATCCTAAACTCAGTCATTTCAATTTGGTTTCTGGCCATGTTCTGTGCGAACTGACTTGCTGCCCAGGGGTCAAAGAAGGCTTCTAGCACGTCATATTGACGGTTTGTCTCTAGAAAATCTTCTTCAATTTGAGGATAATTTATTGCTTCGCCTTTCGTTGCTGTAATGAAACCTTGATCTACCCATCCTTTATAAGAAGCGTTCATGCTGTTTTCAATTGCAGCTTCTGGAAGATAGGTTCTGTCAAAAATATAATAAATATTGTCTCTTTTAAAAATACTAATAATTGCAGTCAAGTCAATTTTGGATGAAAGGTCTATCCCACAATAAGCGCTTTCACCAACAAACATTTCTACTTTAAGAGAAGTGTCTTCACACTCATCCCATTTTAACATATCGAATAAATTCTCTGAAGCGGTACACCAAACATTAAAGTGCTTGGTCATAACATTGTTTTTATTTCCAGGTTGTCTTATCGCTTTATCTACCATTCCTCTTATATATTCTCGACTAACTGAAATATCTAAATTAGGGTTTGCCTTTATCCAGATATCTTCATTTCTAAAATCATCTTCTTTATCAATTGTATAAATTAAACCAAACTGAGACTCATCATCATATTCTTGCTTAAGGACTTTCTCCAGATCCGTTTGCAATTCATAGCAGATACCTGTTGTATCAAAACCAGCTGTTGAGATGGCCCATAATATCGGTTGTGTTCTAGAACCAATAGCAGTTTCCATAACTCCATAAATATTTCTATCTTTAAAACTGTGAACTTCATCAAAAATAGTACAGTGTGGATTTAACCCATCAAGAGAGTTTGAATCACTCGAAAGAGGTTTATAAACAGAAGCAGTTTTAGCTTGTTCAATATGATGCCTATAGGTTTCAACACCTGTACTTTTAAGAAAAGATTTAGATCTATTAACCTGTTCTCTAGCAGAATCAAAAACAATTCTTGCTTGATCTTTTTTAGAAGCAATACTAAAAACTTCTGCTCCTTCTTCATCATCAAGCGCCATCATGTATGGGCCTAGACCGGAAGATACAGCTGTCTTCCCATTCTTCCTTGCGCACAACACAAGAACTTTTGTAAACCTTCTATGTTTTGTATGCTTCCACATAAAACCAAAAACATTCGCATAAAGAAATAATTGCCATCCCTCAAAATCAATAGGTGTGTTAGCTAAAGGCCCTTTAATATGTGGGAATTTTTGGATAAGTTTTAAGGCCCTTTCTGCTTTATCTAAATCAAAATAAAATCGTTTATCCTCCAGATCTCTTTCAAACCTTTCACACGCTGCTTTTATCTGCCAACAAGAAATAATTTTTCCTGAAAGGATATCTTTAGAATACTGAAAGGCATTAAAGCAATTCGGATATTTTTTTAGATTTACATCCACTCATCTTCCTTCTTTTCTGCTAATTCTTTGTCTGGTGCTAAAACAAGGCCAAGAAGTTTACTATAATTTATAATTGAAGTGGTTAATTTTTGCCGTTCTCCTACAAGAGGATATGGTTTTATTTGCAGACCATTTCTAGACTCTACGCGGTATGTATAACCATTATCTTCTATCTCTTTTGTATATTCATCAAAAGTTACGTATAAAATACACAAAATTTCTAAGTTTTTCAGATAACCATCGTTAAAATTCTCCCTTTTCACGACATTTTCTATGTTCAAATACCAGTATTTTTTAAATTTTTTGCCTTTTCTTGGTGGTTTTGGTGGTTTTTCTTGCATTTTTACTCTTTTTTCCATTGGGGTTTCAGTTTATTTATACTAGTGGTTTTGGTGGTTTTTCTAGGGACAACGCAGCAGGGGTTTATTTTTCAAAGTTATAACGCGCACAAGCGTGAC